ACGGACACCATCTGCTATGACCTACACATCAGACCAAGTGTTTGAACAGGCACTTGAAGACAGGTTCGCAAGTAACGTGGACGGAAGGGGATACGAAGGACGTATCTCTTACGGAACAAAGATTACTCGCGACAACGCCACGGGTGAGGTTGAGTTCTTCAACACCACAAAGGGCGGAAGCCACTACGTAAAATTATCTCCTGCGGAGGAGCATATTTTTTACAGCAAGGGTTGGAAGTACGGCATCTATGTCGTATATTTGTCTAACAATCGTATAAAACTTGAATCAATCGAGAGGTCAATCAGGAAGGAGGTGAACAGCACCAACAACCATGCGACCCTCAAGTCCCTTCAGGGGAAACGAGACCGAGTCCTTATCCAATACAACAAAGTGAATCTTTTACTCAAATCAATTCAATAACAATGGCACAGAAAAAATCTGTATTCGAAACGTTGAGCGCAATCAACGTCAACGACAAGGTTGAAAAGAAAAGCAACCTTACCTACCTCTCATGGGCTTGGGCTTGGGACGCGGTCAAGAGGCAATATCCTGACGCATCCTATGAGGTGTTGCGCGACCCGCAAACTGACAAGCCTTGGTTCTTTGACCCGGCACTTGGCTACATGACCATGACAAACGTCACCATCGAAGGTGAGACCCTTGAGATGTGGTTGCCTGTGATGGACGGAGCAAACAACGCCATGATGGACACGCCTTACACGTTCGCTACTCGCTACGGGGAGAAGCAGGTGAACAAGGCTACGATGTTCGACATCAACAAGACCATCATGCGTTGCCTCACCAAGAACCTCGCGATGTTTGGCCTCGGTCACTATATCTACGCAGGTGAAGACCTTCCTGAGTCCAAGCCTGAACCCGTGTCCTTGAAGACACTCAAGGTGAACGATGAGAACTACAAGAAGATTGTAGGATACATCAATGAGAACAAGGACAAGACCATCGAAGACGTCCTGTCTATGGTAGAGCGCAAGTACAAGGTGACTCCGTCAGTCAAGAAGGGATTGACTGCTGAAATCGAGAAGGCATGAGCGAAGCTATTGAAAAGCTACGCGACGACGAGCATTACTATGGGGAGTTTGGACAGAAGTATCTGTCCAACTCCGACATAGGTGCGCTGTTGAAGAACCCACGGGACTTCAAGAAGAAGCAACCCGACAACCCTGCGTTCGCAAAGGGTAGGTACTTCCATCAGCTTATCCTCGAACCTGAGAAGGCAAAGGTGTGGGACTTCGTACCTGTAGGGTCACGAAGCACCAAGGCATACAAGGACTACTGCTTGGAGAACGAACTCCCGTTCGCCCTGCTTGAGAAAGAGCGCGACGAGATTCAAGATTGTGTCAGAAGTATGCTCGGCAACATGGACTTGTTCGACGACATCCGTCACGACGAATGCGAGTACGAAGTCCCTGCCGTCATGGAGATAGCAGGTGAGATGTGGAAGGGTAAGGCAGACATCATCCACCCTGAGATGGTCATTGACCTGAAGACCACATCAAACATTGCTGACTTCCGTTGGAGCGCAAAGAAGTATAACTACGACAGCCAAGCGTACATCTACTCGAAGATGTTTGGCCGACCTCTTGTGTTCTATGTAGTTGAGAAGGGAACAGGAACCATCGGTGTGTTCGAGACCTCACCAACCTTCATCGAAGGAGGCGAGGCAAAGGTTCGCAAAGCCGTCGAGCAGTACCGTAAGTTCTTCGGGGACAACCCAACCGAAAGTCTCGACGCATATTTTATTCACGAAATCCTTTGAAACTGTAGAAAGTTTCGTATATTTGTTTAATCAATACTCAAATCATGTCTAATAAAAAAGAAGCTATCTTCCCTGACGGTCTCATCATCAAGAAGAAAGACACCGACCCTGATTGGGTCATCGGACACCTCTCCTTTAAGGTCGAGGAGTTCATTAAGTTCCTGACCAAGCACGAGAAGAAGGGTTGGGTCAACGTAGAAATGAAAATCGGTAAGGACTCAGGCAAGCCCTACACCGAGTTGGATACATGGGAGCCTAAGCCACAAGGCGACACCCAAAATAAAACTGTGGCGAAAAGTAAACCGCAGGAAGTAGAGTCCCCTGCAGAAGGTTTGCCTTTCTAACCATTTGTGTTGAGTAGGAAGGGGAGGCTTCGGTCTCCCCTTTTTTTGCCCCAAAAAATGCCGACATAGTTTCGTCATTAACTACTACTACTCTCCACTCTACTTTTATTTTCTCTTGTACTCGGAGAAAAAAATCGACATTATCGACATCTCATTGATAGTGAATACTTTAATCAGCACAAATTCAGCACAGCTATGGCATCAACCGTCACACTCTTTAGGAATATCGTAGAGACTGCCACTCCCTTCCATCGCCCCGTCGATGTAGTCCTACAAAGAATCAAGGAGGGAGCAACCAAAGACCTTGTCAAGAGAATCAGGGCAGAGCGCAACAAGACAGAGCGCAATGAACTAAAGAAGGGTCTCCCCGCTATCTGCTTCAGCGGAACATTCAACAAGCGCAACGACAAGTCACTCGTCGAACACAGCGGACTTATCTGCTTGGACTTCGATGGGTATGAGAAGAAGAAGGAACTCATCAGCCACAAGGAGAACCTTACCAAAGACCCATACGTCTATGCCGCGTTCGTCAGTCCGTCCGGCAATGGCTTGAAGGTTTTGGTTCGCGTACCTGCTGACCCTGACAACCACGTCAACTACTTCAACGCACTTCAGAAGCACTTCGACAGCCCGCACTTCGACAAGACGTGCAAGAACCTCAGCCGTGTATGCTACGAGTCATTCGACCCTGTGCTGTACGTCAACAAGAACGCCTCGCTGTGGGATAAGATTGACGAGCCTGAGTATCGCGAACTCGTGTCGCGTCGTGACCCACCAACCATTCCCATCACCGACGAGAACAAGATTGTAGACATCCTCATCAAGTGGTGGACGAAGAAGTATCCGATGGTCGAGGGACAGCGCAATCAGAACACGTTCGTTCTTGCTATGGCCCTCAACGACTACGGCATCAACAAGAGCCTTGCGTCCTACGTCCTGAACAACTACGCTACGCAGGACTTTCCTGAGAGCGAGATTCAACGCACGATTGATTCGGCATACGAACACACGCAGAACTTCGGCACGAAGTATTACGAGGACGAAGACAGGGTGAACACCATCCGCACCAAGATGAAACGCGGTGTGTCAAAAAAAGAAATACGCTATCAACTCGAAGAGTCTGCACTTGATAGCGATACGATTGACGCTGTCCTCAACCGAGTCGAGGAGGAGAACTCAATGCAGACGTTTTGGGAAAAGAACGAGAAGGGTACAATCAAAATCGTACACATCCTGTTCAAGCAGTTCTTGGAGGACAACGGCTTCTATAAGTATTGCCCCGAAGGTGGGCGCAACTACATCTTCGTCAAGGTCACCAACAACCTCATCGACCACACGTCGGAGAAAGAAATCAAGGACTTCATCCTGAGCCACCTGATTGAACTTGACGACATCAGCGTGTACAACTACTTCGCTGACAACGTCAGGTTCTTTCGCGAGGAGTTCCTGTCCCTGCTGTCAACGATTGACATCTACTTCATCGAGGATACCAAGGACACATCGTACCTGTACTACAGGAACTGCGCTGTCAAAATCACCAAGGATGCAGTAGAGACCATTGACTACCTCGACCTCGGTGGGTACGTTTGGAAAGACCACGTCATCGACCGCAAGTTCGTGGAATGTGAATACCAAGGTTGCGTCTACGGTCAGTTCATCTCACGCATCTGCGGCGACAACGATATGCGTATCGCTACGATGGAGTCAACGATTGGATTCCTCATGCACGGATACAAGAACCTGTCGTACTGCCCGGCTGTCATCCTCAACGACGAGGTCATCAGCGACAACCCTGAAGGCGGAACAGGCAAGGGCTTGTTCATGAACGCACTCAGTCAGATGAAGAAACTCGTAGTCATCGACGGCAAGGCGTTTGCATTCGAGAAGTCCTTCCCATATCAGACCGTAAGTGCAGACACGCAGGTGCTGTGCTTCGATGATGTGAAGAAGAACTTTGACTTCGAGAGGCTCTTCAGCGTGGTGACCGAGGGTCTGACGTTGGAGAAGAAGAACAAGGATGCCATCAAGATTCCGTTCAGCAAGTCACCGAAGATTGCCATCACCACCAACTACGCCATCAAGGGTACGGGCAACTCGTTCGCCCGACGCAAGTGGGAGGTGGAACTGCATCAGCACTACAACAAGAACCGCACTCCTCTCGATGAGTTTGGCAAGCACTTCTTTGCCGATTGGAACGATGAGGATTGGTGCTTGTTCGACAACTACATGGTCGCTTGCTTGCAGGGATACCTCAAGACAGGCTTGGTCAAGTCCTCCTTCGTCAACCTTCAGGTGCGTCAGCTATCAGCAGAGACAAGCCATGACTTCATCGAATGGTGTGGTCTGATTGAAGGGACACCCAAGAACTCGCACCTTGATGTAGGTGTCAAGCTGATGAAGCAAGACCTGTACTATGAGTTCATTCAGGAGTACCCTGACTATGCACCCAAGGCCAAGATGACCATCAGCCGTACTCGATTCTATAAGTGGCTTACGGCATACGCTGTCTTTGCCACAGGCGTTACGCCTGAAGAAGGCCGCGACCCATCAGGCCGTTGGTTGCGAATGAGAAACAAGCACGAAGTAGAAGTTCAAACCCGTTTAATTTAATCATCATGAAAAAGAATCTAATGAAAGAGGAGCGCAACATCGCAGTGCGCAGACTCAACGCGCGAGGTGTATCCCTTCGCGACATCGCTTCCCGCCTCGACCTTACCTATGGCACGGTATGGAATATCGTCAACAACTATCCACACTCTAAACCAAAGAACATGAAGAGCCTTGAGAAGAAGGGAGAGAAACACTACAAGAACGGAGCCATCGAGCCTGTAGAGTACATCCTCAAGAACAAGATGGGATACCTTGAGGGCAACGTCATCAAGTACGTCACCCGCCACCGCGACAAGGGCAAGGCGCAGGATATCAAGAAGGCCATCCACTACTTGGAGATGATTCTCGAAGCCGAATACAATGAAGGTTGAGACCTTCATGTGGGGAGACAAGGAGGTCTTCGAGCGCAAGCCGTACTTCAGCGATGCTGATATGTACCGCAACGTTCAGAGGCTTGACCGCATCATCAACGCCAAGGTTCAGCGAACCGTGGGCCGTGGTCGTGCCGCGACCAAGGTGCAGGTCAATAAGTACCGCGACGTTGACCCACTTGTCAGAGAGCGTATCTCCAACAGCCTTGAATACTATGCAGAGCAGATGAAGAAGTCATCAGAGATAGAGTTCCGAGACTATCAGGAAGCCATCATTGAAAAGGGAGTCCGTGTCCTCAAGGACACGGGCTTCCTCTACTTGGCGATGGAGGTGCGTACAGGCAAGACCCTTACAAGCCTCGGTATCTGCGACGAGATGGATGTGGACAACGTCCTGTTCATAACGAAGAAGAAGGCCATCTCTTCTATCACCGCAGACAGCGACAAGCTATGCCCATCATACTCCCTGTT